ACCAGCAAGCCAGATTCGCGGATTGTGAGGATTCGTAAAGGCAAGCGCGGCTGGCGCGATGCAAATGGCAACCGCTATATGCTTGCCGAAAACCCAGTTCGGTTCCACGACTACAACTTTTAATTTAACGGGCGGGGACTGCAAACCCGCCCACTTTTTCCACAGAGAGGAACGCACATGAATTATCACGACACCAAAGAAATTACTGAAGCCATCAATCTTATTAGAGTAGCAAGAACGGCAAGCGATGGAGGCAATTACTTACATGACGCAGCGGTGAGATTGCAGTTTGTTATGGATTGCAGCAAATCTTTTGAAGCTCGCCAACTTGCCACCACCGTTGCAGAAGCGTTCGACATGATTTCGCATATTGATGAGCTTCGTAATGAGGCGGCGGCGTAAGCCGCCCTTTTTTCCACAGATAGGAGCAAAAGTGACAAACTTCAATACACAAATTTGGCTATACGGCACGCTCGTCGAACTCGACGTGGAGTACGACGTAATCGATGATGTTTGCGAAGTCGAAAAAGCCGACATCATTGGCGTGTACCACCCCGGCGACAATCCGCGCTTACGTGACTACACCAGCCTCAACACCAATATCCCGCTCTGGGCGAGTGAAATGTCGGAAGGGCTGTACGACGATCTAGTCACCAAAGCCGAAGAAAACGAAGACATCATTTATGGCGAACCGGACCCCGATCATGGAAATTAAGCCACGGTGGATGGTGATTGGCCTCATAGCAATTTATTTGCTAGGCGGCCTAATCGAACCTTGCGACGGCCACAGCTGTAAAGGTGACGAATGGAAGACTTCTGGCATCAACACGAATTAGAACTGAGGGAAATGTATGAGCGAGCTACTCAAGATCAACGTGAATCAACACACCGAACGCAAAGGGAATCTTACGTATCTCAGCTGGGCGTGGGCGTGGGCCGAAGTGCTGAAGATCGACCCAGCCGCCCGCTGGACCGCGCATGAATGGGATGGACTGCCATGTATGTATCTGCGAAATGGCAGCGCAATGGTCAAGGTTAGCGTTGAAATCAAAGGCGACGTTAAGACCTGCGTGCTGCCTGTGATGAACCACCGCAACCAAGCAGTTGTTGACCCTGATTCATTCCAAGTCAACACGGCCATCATGCGTTGTTTAGCGAAAGCAATAGCCATGCACGGCCTCGGCTTATACATCTACTCCGGTGAGGACTTGCCCGAGGGCGAGAAACCCGAGCCTAACCCCGAGGTATTGGCTGGCATCACCTCTTGCGCGGACGTAGCGGCCCTGACAGCGCTGTTTAAGTCACTGTCGGTTGAGGATCGCAAGTTGCACATGGAAGCCTTTGCGGCCCGTAAGAAGGAGTTAGCATGATTATCGTATCCGAAACCCAGCGTACTAATGAGTGGCATAGCGCTAGGTTGGGCAAGGTGACGGCATCGCGAGTCGCGGATGTCGTCGCTAAGACCAAATCAGGCTATGCCGCGAGCCGCGAAAACTACATGGCGCAGCTGATTTGCGAAAGGCTGACGCAGAGGCCCACAGAGGGCTTCAGCAACGCCGCAATGGCTTGGGGTACTGAGCAAGAGCCAGCCGCCCGTAATGCCTATGCGGCCCGTATAGGCGAGTTAGTCGAAGAGGTTGGGTTTATAGACCATCCGACTATCGCAATGGCAGGGGCCAGCCCTGACGGCATCGTGGGCGATGGCTTGGTAGAGATTAAATGCCCTAACACCGCAACGCATCTCGATGTCGTGTTGGCTGGCAAGCCACCCGCTAAGTACATCTATCAAATGCAATGGCAGATGGCTTGCACTGGCAAAGCGTGGTGCGACTTTGTGAGCTACGACCCACGGCTACCCGAGCATCTGCAAATGCTGGTCGTGCGTTTGCCGCGTGACGATCAGCAGATTTTGGTGTTGGAAGGCGAGGTCAAGGCGTTCTTGGCCGAGCTTGACGACAAGGTGAAGCAACTGGAAAAGGTGAAACTGTGACATACGACAACACGAACTCGGGTGTGCTTTTTAAGAACGATAAGGGCGATAACCCGAAACGCCCAGACTACCGAGGTAGCCTGAATGTAGGCGGCACGGACTACAACATAAGCGGTTGGATCAGAAAGTCGAAAAAAACCGGCGACAGCTTTATGTCGTTGAAGATCGAAGCGAAAAAAGATTTTAGCGGCCCGAAGAAGGCGGACCCGGTCGTGCAAAAGCCGATCAGCGAGGATAACTGGGCTGATTTGGATGAACCGTTCTGATGAAAGTGTTTATCGGATACGACAGTCGCGAGGATGTCGCATACAAGGTGGCGGCCCGGTCCATGCAGGATCGGGCTTCCATTGAACTAGATATTAAGCCGCTAGTGCTATCGGACTTGCGGAGACGCGGTATATACACGCGAGAGGCTGATCCGCTTTCGTCTACGGAGTTTAGCTTTACGCGCTTCCTCGTTCCGTATCTGGCCGGATACAAGGGCTGGGCCTTGTTTTGCGACTGCGATTTTCTTTTTCGGGGGGACATCGCTGCGGTCACCGACTACATGGACGGGGCAAAAGCAGTGTTTTGCGTACAACACGATTACTGGCCTACCGAGTCCGTCAAAATGGATAACCGAACGCAACATCTGTATGACCGAAAAAACTGGTCCTCATTCATGTTAATCAACTGCCAACATCCACAAGTCTTGAACCTGACCCCTGATGTTGTCAATAAGCAATCAGGACTATATCTGCATCGATTCCAATGGCTATCTAATGACGTGATTGGCGCGCTGCCTAATGCGTTCAACTACCTAGAAGGCTGGCATACCAAAGACGATTGCCCGAACCCAATCGCTGTCCACTTTACCCGTGGCGGTCCGTGGTTCAACGAATGGCAAAACGTCGAATATGCCGCCGAGTGGAACAAGATAGCGGCCTCCCTGTGAAACGAATCTTCCCCAAAGGCACGACCCCCGATCAGCTTGCTGTTGCAATTCAGCTGATGGTATCGCGACTGTCTGTGGACAAGTCATGGGCCATAACTGTGGAGGAATGGCGCAAGCCTCGCACTCATCAGCAAAACGCTTTTCTTTGGGGCGTGGTGTATCCGTCTGTGTTAGAGGGCGGCGGTGAGGCATTGGAAGGCTGGCAAAAAGACGACTTGCACGAATACTTTTTGGGCGAGTGTTTTGGGTGGGAAACGCTAGAAGGGTTTGGGCGTAAGCGATTGCGACCGCTGAAACGTTCCTCTTCGCTGAACAAACAAGAATTTAGTGATTTCTTGTTGTTCATTGAAACAAAGTGCGCGGAGCTAGGCATTCATATACCGGAGCCAGTATACGCATGACTCCCTACATCACGCTAAACCTAACCGAGCGAAGGCTGGCCGAGTTTATTGCCAAGTGCCGTTATGAAACATCGCGCAAGAAAGGCATTAAAAACTTAAAGGTTAGCAACGAAAAAGTCGAAATTACCGAATTAGAAGGCATTGCGTCAGAGCTTGCGTTTTGTAAGTACATGAACGTATATCCTGACTTAGAAATTAAGGTTTCGGATTGGGATTGCGTATTGCCTAATGGCGCAAAAGTAGACATCAAAACGACTATGTACTCCACGGGCAAGCTACTCGCGCATCTAAACAAGAAAGGCAAAAAGATTGATGTTTTCGTGTTGGCGCTGGGCAAGTTTCCTCAATATCGTTTTGCGGGTTATGCGCTAACCGCTGATTTGATCCGAGACGATCGGATAACCGATTTAGGGTATGGCCCGACCTACGCGATGCCGCAGTCTGACTTGCGCGACATTGAGGAACTGCGGGGTTAGCATGAAATTTATTCACGATACGCCATTTACGCCCGCCTACGTTCGCAATGAGTTTTTGTACAACCAGCAGTCAGGGTTTGGCGAGTTTACCGAATGCACCGTGTTTGGGTTCCGCGCTGAGTCTGCGCGTGCGCCAATGTTTCAGGTCATGTTAGCCAATGGCGCGCAGTGGGCTAGGGTTCCTATCCACGCCTTATGCGATAAGCCCTGCGAGGCTCTGGGGCTGTCTCTGTGCGCGTGGTGGGACAGCTTCGGGTACACCGCCAACGTCCATGCGTTTGAGTTTTTAAAGAATCATCGCGTACAGGCACTAGGCCGAGATAAGGTCATTCGGCACG